GTCATGGGTAGTGACAATAAGTTTACATCTGTTAGTGTACTACAATAATAAAATTATGTCCACTTTTCTATTTTCTTTTGTAGCGACATACCATCAAGACCTGTATATATAAGAACATCTACACCACAAGTAACTGCTTGTAATACCTCGCTATGAAAGTAAGTTTTATCTTCATAATCAACCTGGTCTACATCTATAACTCTACCAAGAGCATCATATTTAGTGTAACGAACTGAAGCCAATGGAGCATCTTTCCTGTCTTTATGACAGTAAATGATTACTGTTGTATCTCTCATTTCCAAGCCTTCCATGAGTCTTGATCTTTGTTACGCGCGGGGGAATATAAATCCCCTGTCGCATTGCTAGTAGATTCCTGTTGTGATAAGGGTTTATCAATGCGACAGTTGTTTTTATTTTTAACCTGTCCCATTGCTGGCTCCGTACCAATGCGACAGTTTTCGTTTTTATTTACCTGTCGCATTGCTAAATCGTTGTTATCACTAGGCTTTCCATTCAATGCGACAGATTTTTTGTCTCCCCGCACGAGGATGGCTTTGTAGTAATTAGTGGGTCGGCCACCATTCACTGAAGGTTTCTGCTCCCAAATCTGAATTAATCCTCTATCAACCAACCTTTCTAAAGATTTTCTGATAGCAGTAACATTACCACCAATTAGTGGATCGGCATTAAGATCAATCCTCGATCTAGTTTCTGGATAAACAGTTCTAAGTTTCTCAAGTATGCGATCAATTATTGAAGCAGGAGAAGAATTTTCAACCTTTGGTTTGTAATCTTTCAATTCAAAACTAAGATCACTTAATTGTTTTAAAAGTAAACAACTACCCATACGACTGAATCTACTTTTTTCGACTCTAATAATTCTTGTATTAGTTCCTAACTGTTCAGATAATTCTTTATCTGGTTTGCTAAGTTTCCAAGTTTCATCCACAGCATCCCTGATGGAACTTGTACCTCTGAATCCGCCTTGTTTATTGGCATGATGAATAACAAGAATAGTTGTGGCAGGAAAACTATGACCATTGTTATTGGTAAGCCTGTAAAGAGGAGATGCGAAAGAACTTTTGTTTTCATCAAATGCCCTACCAGCAGAAGATCCAATTAATGAATCAATTACAACTAATGTGGGTTTATGTTTTTTAATTAACTGAGCAAAGTAATATTCACGTTTTATTTGAAAACCATTGATAACAACGGTATTGTTATCCATTTTGTAATCCTGTTCCCTTAACTGTTCACGCAACTGAACTTTTGGCTGGTCAGCATTGAGAATCAGAACTTTACCTTTCTTTATTGGAACGACATTATTTTGTACTTCAAAAGGAATACCAAGAGATATGTGTTTAGCTAATGCCCAGGCAGCCATTGATTTACCATCTCCACCAGCACCATAAAGTAGGAATACAGCAGGAGTAGGAAGTATCTCAGGAATGACATAGCTACGAGATAAATCTTCAGCATCTAATTCAGAGGCAGTCATTTCTTCACTACCTAAATCAAATGCTTCACTACTCATTAAACAGCTTTCTAGTCTTTCAAGATCCTTAAATTCATTATCAACAGCTAACTGGTGCATCAAAAAATCTTGCTCTCCTGGATCAGCAACCTCTTCACAGATACGCATATATTCTTTCTTTACTTCCTGGAAAGACATTTTTACTCGTCTTGTTCTTACGAGTAATTCATTTTGAGCCTTATCAACTATGTCTTTACTTACAGGGCTAAAACGTAATCTTTTTGGATCGACTTCATCAGCATCACGAATAAGCGATCCTATGCCCCTTCCAGAGCCTTTAAAAGACTTCCAAACAGCTTCGCATGGATTACTCTTATCCCAATGATCTATATAGTCAGGATCGTTTTTAGACCATACTGACCAAAGTTCCAGACCGAGATCATTAGGCAGTTCAGAATGTATAGACATACCAACGTATAGCCAATGCTCTCTACTACCAGCACCTTTAGTCGGAATAACACTTAAACACTCTTGAATAATTTGTGCTCTTTCATCTTCAGTTCTGTCAGATAAAACTAAACCACTTCTGTTTTTAACAAAGCCAGCTTTTTCTTCATTGGCTTTGAGAGACTTCATCTCAGCTATAAGCCAATCTGGAGCAGTAGGAATGTTATCTAAATCTCCTTCAAAACCATAATTACCTTCTGAAGAAGTAGCTGAACCGGGATAAGAACCAAATATTACACCCTGTCTATTCCATAAAATTTCATAACAAGTAGATGTTTGTTCAGAAAGAAATCTACCTTTTACGCTAGACCATAATTCTTCTGGAACACTGAATATATATTTAGCAGCATTTTTCTTTGTACTGGTTACACAGGGAGCACCATTTAAACTATTACCCCATTTCTTTTTATGGATCGCTAGGTTTTTATCAACGTCAAGAATGACTAAACCTTTACCTCTGATACCTGTAAATAAACCAACAGCACCAAAACGGTTAGGAAACTTTTCTATTACATAAGCAACATCATCTGGAGAGAATTGCCTTTCATAAGATTCGCCAAAAGGATTCTTTCCTGTTGCCTTTAAAATCTTTCCCTCTTTAGATTTTATCTCAACCCCTTTGCGATATATCGGAGCGTAAACAAGATGTTTTGGCAACATCTTTACAAACTGTTGCAGATTCATGTGATACAATACCTACTGTGGACTAATGTGTTCAAACCCTCAAGGTTCTTCCTTCTTTGAGGGTTTTTTTATTGTAGTCTATTTACTTTATCTTGTCCATGTACTACAATAGAAATGCACAAGGCAAAAGCCTACAAGCAC